AGGTTAACAACCATGCCCATTGCTTCAATAGCCGGTAGCCATGCGCGGAATCGAATCTCTCTTTTGATCATCTTAATTCAAGTTTTGATTAAAACGACTTCTTCGACCACCGGGCTTTCCGGTAGTAGTGCTCGAAAGCGAGGCCGTGGACGAACGGGTGACGGCCAGGGTATATTCTAAACTCAGAACCTCCGTTGTACTCCGATAGTCGGACGAAGCGGTATAGCTTTTGAGCGGTCATGATTCATTAAACTTTCGTTCTTCGATCAAGGCGGTTAATGTATTCTTGAACAGTTCGGGTTTCGCTTCCGATCCTTCGCCTATCAAGATAGCGATTCTGTTTTTGTATTCCGATAGCAAATCAGCCGATGCCTTCAGTCGATCAAGATGCATATTTTCAACTTTGGATTTTGAGTTCGTTTTGAACACCATTTCCCAAAGATCAATCTTGAGCTTTTTGTCAGCGGCACCGGTGCTGATGCCAAGCTGGTCAAAACTTGCCTGAATCGATTCCAATGCCTGCTCACGTTCTATTCGCTTCTCCGGGTATAGATCAGACGGGGCAAGATTGCGAGTGTCTGTAGCCCCAGCCAATGAGCCTATAGGTACTGTGCGCAGAAAGTCGATCACTGGCTTAAAGTCTTTGTAAGTAGGGTTTACAAAGGTCTTGCCGTCTATGGTTGTGGACCGGTCTTTCATGATGAAGGCCTCACGCCATTGCTTAGTAACGCTTCCGTTCTCCATTTCCTCTTTAGCCTCCATCCAGATATTGATGTCAGTTTCAAACGCAGTCTCGCCCTGCATCTTCATCTTCACCCCACTGCGCACGAACTGTTTTTTGGTGCGGCCACCCTCCTCAACCTCTTCCAGATCGTACTCGTAACCCCCGCGGCCTGTGAAAACGATATTTCCCTTGACTTTCACCAATCGGTCTGAAAACTTATCCTGCCATTCAGGGATGACAACGCCCCAATCGTTTAGCGTCATCTTTCGGTTACTGTGATTCGCCCGGTAGTCACGGATAAATTTGTACCACATCTTTGTCAGTGAGTCAATGAACACGAGCGCCACCTCTTTCTTTTCGAGAAAGTCGAATGATGTAAGCACATCGCCGAGTGTATCGGTGTCCTTGGTGATTACGTCGATGCCCTGCGCATTGAAAAACGGTTTTAAGAATCTGGCGGAAAGCTCATTATCGAGGATCAGTATAGGACCAGTCAGCCCAAGGTCTTTGTAAATCCCCGCAGCGAATTCACTCGCCGTTCTGGTCTTGCCACTACCAGCAAACCCGCCGATAGACATTTTGATAAAGTGATTCTCTGCCGCAAGCGGCGTTGCAAATTCTGATAATTTCATGATGTCTATTTTATTTTCTCAAGTTTATACCCAATCGCTTCCATGTTCGCGCCCTGTCCTGAAGTCTTCCAGAACAGTTTACCGCCTATGTGGATAAAGCGTGCGCACACGTGCGTTATGAACTGCTCCTTCGATGCCTCATGCTTCGCCGTGACCCGCACCGCGTCGCCCTTGCTTAAGTCGTGACCGTTGAATGCGCTCATAATTCAAGTTGTTTAAGCATTTCATCAGCTATTTCCAGGCTCCGTCCGCAAAGCTCAGGAACGGGATGGTTGTACCAATGCGCGACCGCTTGGCTCATTGCCATTGCCGCGAAGTACTCCCGCTTTGTTAATCCCTGCTCGTCAGTGAATTGAATGTGTTGCCCGGCGTAGTTATTGCTTTTAGGAAATGCTGGTTGATCTGCGTTATTCATTGTATCAGTTTTTTGAGCGTTTCGTCGGTGTCAATGAGGGCTAATCTCATCCCGGCAGGAATGCGTTCGTCACCCATCGGAATGCTCTCGATAGACCCACACCACAACTCAACCTGGTTCTTCAGGTTGTACAGCCGGGTGATGAGTTCTTGGTGGTGGTTGACGGCGGTGATAACTATATCAACGTTGGCTAAAGCTTCCTCCTCTGAAATACTGTCGTCACCGGATGCCGTTACAATTTCTTTTGGAATCATGCTGCCGATATCGATGCAAATAGATCCTCTTCGGTAAGCTCCAATGCTGAATCTGTCGGGCCATTGCTGGTATTTAAACCAAGGTATCGACGTGTGTGCTGCTTTCGTGCTCATAGTATGGTTACGGTTTTAAATTCGAATTGTGTATTGGCCTCCATGCTTTCAATCTCGCTCCGAACCATGTCGAATAGTACTACTGGATCGACCAGGTTACGCACCATAGAGGGATATGCGCAGTAAACCGATGCGTCGATAACGTGCATGGCATCGTCCACCTCTTGAAAAGAGTATTCGATTATGCAGGTCACGCCGCCGACTTCCGGCTGCTTTTCCTCCGGTATGAAGATCAGGCCGACAATTCTGCGGCTGTCGTACTTAGCGTCTTTCGAGTATTTTAAAGGCTCTTCAATCATGGCTATTTGTTTTGAAATGGATTACATAGTAGGGAATCGTCGGCTCGAAAAGGTTCGCGTCACGATCTACCACCCGCTTTAAAAGGTTCAATGGCTTCGATCCGTGGTGGCGGGCTGCCAAGACCATGTAATTCCAGTTGAAGAAAAGCGCGTTAGCCTTGCAGGTGATGCGCTGATGGATTGTTAGATCGCGGTAGTTCATGGCTATATTTCATCAAGTGATTTGCGAAAGCCTTTCAGAATCTCAACGGCTTTAAGAATATCGCGGTGACCTTCCAGTTCCTCGAACGAAAGCAACAGCTTAATAGCTTTTGTAGCCTTTTCTTTTTTCTTCGCCAGCGCCGATTCAGCAAGATATATTGCGACTCGTTGATCTTCTTTTTTCATAAATCTGGTATTGTTAAAGCGTGAACGATAAGATGAAGATCGTGATGAAAGCGGCGATTACGACTAAGGTTACGTGCGCTGCGGTCTCGTACCGTTCAGCGCTGCGGGTAAGTTCGGAGATTGTTTTCATGATGGTTTAAATAAATTGTTTCACTATAGATAAAACTGCATTTTTGTCTTTATTGAAAGCGATAGATCTTTCATAGGTCATCTTAATCCAGGCCTTCAATAAAGCATCAAACTGAGTTTCTGGATTGAAACCATTGCGCTTTGCGAATGCTGCGATTTCTTCGATTTGATCTTTGAACTGCTCCATATTGTTTCTGTTTGATGAATCAAATGTCGGTAGAATCTTTTCTACCTGCAAACTTTCGGTGAAATATTTTCTACTTTATTTTGAATCGCCTATTGCAAATCCGGTGTAATGTTTTATACCTTTGACTCATGGCATCAGAAAAATGGCTCACGGTACAGGAATACGCTCAAAAACAGGGTATTTGCCTGGCCGCAGCCTATAAACGCATTAAAAAAGAGCAGGTAAGGTCTGAAAAGAAGTTCGGCCGTGTGCTCGTTAAAGCCTAACCCCGGCCCGCAGACGGCACGGCGCTAGGCGACCGTGCATGATTGAAGATAAAAGGCAGATACCTACTTGAAGCCGGATGAAAAACGTGGCAAGCGAAGGCACACAAAACAGGCGGCACGTGCCCTGGTGCGCAGGATGGCGAGTAGTCCTTGGAAGGTATCACTCCGGGGGCGAGTAATGGCGCTCCCGGTTTTTAAGACTTAACGGGAGACAGCGTAAAACTGAATGCGAAGTTTATGAAAAAGAGGTTGTTTTTGGTGAACTACGGGTTCACGCTTGCAGGACACGAATACAGCGAGTACAAGCTGGTTTCGATCAAGTATGAAGGAACACTCGATGAAGAGTGGGGGCGACAGCTTGCAGAAGCCCAAGTAAGCACCTGGTTCGAACAGTTCACGGACTGCACGCCTACCAAGTTTATTGCCAGCACAGCCCTGGAGGCATCATATCCGCAGCGTAAAACACAGGATCGTGATATTCAATCAGGATGGTTCACGAACGAAATGAAGCCATCTATAGATCCGTCTATCGATGATGAGGACGGTGCTATCAGTGACGACGTGTTGATTGATGTGAACGGCAAGCGCGAAACATTCGTGACCGGATGCTGGCATTTTCCGCATGAAGGAGAGGATGGATGGTGGAGGGTTGATGAGGACTATAAAAACTCATTGGAGCCCGACAATATGCGGTGGTCGTACCTGCCGCTTGTGAAGTACGAGAAGCGTTAAAATTGAGTGACCCAGGGGCCTCGCTGCGCGGTGAGAGCCCCGGTTTTTGAAACTAAAACGCATAGCCATGGCAGAGACGGCAGAGGATAGAGCGAAAAACAAAAGCTATACTGGCGGTGATATCAATGGTTTTGCTTCTGAAATGCGAGATTTCGCCGCCCAGGAGGTTGAGGCGTATAAGGAGAGGCTGAAGGCTGAAGTAGGGACCCTGCGGACAATGACAGCAGACCACATCTCCGTTGTCCCATTATCCGTTTTTAAACACTTAATCGACGCGGTAAAATGAGCGATGACGACGATTACTTTGAAGGATTAGCCGATGGGGTAATCTTCTTCGGGCCCGGTGGATGGCTAGGGATCATTATTCTAATAATGATCTTCGTACTTTGGATTTGTCACGAAAACGGGTATTTATGAGCGAACAGGGAACAAATTCTGTTGTTACACTGCCTTGCGTAAAAGAGCGGGAGGAACAAGATAAGATCGCCACGAACAGGACGGTGGATGAGGTTATCAAACTTGCTAAGGTGGAGAACTATATGTCCAATCCGCCGAGACCTACCGGAATGCTCATGATATCGATTGAAGAACTCGAAAAACTACGGAGATGAAGCGAAAAAAGCCCTCCGTGAATCAGAACGCGATCAGGCAACAACCGAGCGCTTGAAAACGAGCAGCCATCAAAGTCCGACGCCGAAGCAGTTCCCGCATGGCCTAAACTCGTTCAAGAACTGGAAGAAAACGGGATGAAGAAGGAACGGATTACACACCTGCTTAACGAGCACATCTTCGAATCCTACGGGAAGGAATATCGAGATATGGTGATGAAACGGCTGAAAAAGTTAGATTGATCAAAGTTTGCTATCTTCGTTTATGGAAAGTGCTGTAAATCTTACAGGAAAACAGAAAAGGTTTTGCGAAGAATACATTTTCGATTTTAATGCGACCAGGGCGGCCAAAGTAGCCGGATATAGCGAGGCAACCGCTTATTCTATCGGAAGTGAGAACCTGAGCAAACCTGAGATACAGGCCTATATTCGGGAATTGGAGGCCGATTTGGCAAAGACTTCCGGAATAAGCCGTTTGATGGTCATAGAGGAGTTTAAAAAGCTCGCATTTAGCTCAATTGCGCACATGCATAACACATGGGTCACGCGGAAGGAATTCGAAGAATTGACCGAAGATCAGAAAGCATGCATCCAAGAAATATCCACCCAGACCCGAACGGAAAAAGGATTTAACGAAAAAGGAGAAGAGAAACAAATGCAGGTCGACTACGTAAAAATCAAGTTGTACGACAAAGGCCGGGCCCTTGAGAGCATCAACAAAATGCTGGGTTATCACGAGCCCGAAAAGATTTCAGTTACTGGTCAGTCTCAGATTATCAAGATAGGCGGCCAAGAGATATCATTTGAGTAAGCAGATACTTTTCGAACCATTTCCCCGCCAGCAGGAGTTCATAGACGCTGTTTTTAGCTGGAAATACTCGCTTTTATGCTATGGCGGGTCTATCGGTGGCGGCAAAAGCTACGTCGGCATGGCTATCCTATTACTCCTTTGCCGATTCTTCCCAAACTCCAAATGGGTCGTGATCCGAGAGTCAGTTCCGACCCTGAAAAGCACATCGCTTGAGACATTCAAGAAGATTTTGCCAACCAATTTCCTGAAGAAATCTAACGAGACCGACCACATCTACACGTTCAAAAACGGATCTCAGATCATTTTCATGGCCGAAAACTATGCAAATGACAAGGATTTTAACCGGTTTCTTGGTTTGGAAGTTAATGGATTCCTGCTCGAGCAAATAGAGGAGCTGCAGGAGGGCCTATTAAAGATATGTTTCATGCGTGCCGGCAGACATAAGATAGACAAGATGCCGCCGCGGCCATTGGTGTTATGCAACATGAATCCCACGCTATTGTGGCCTAAGAAGAAGATCTATGACCCGTGGTCAAAGGGCACGTTACCACCGGACTGGTTTTATCTGCCCGCCAAGATCTACGATAATCCTGTCCTCGCTGACGATGCTATGTATATGCATAATGTGACGGCTCATTTGGACGACCTTACCAGGCAGCGCATGATTGATGGCGACTGGACGGCATTTGCTGTTGATAATGCATTCCTTTATAATTTGAAGAGGGAAAAGCACATTATCCGATCGTATGAACCCAATAGGCATCTGGCTTTATTGGCTACTTTCGATTTCAACGTTGAGCCCATGACGGCCAAGATTGGCCAGAGGGTGAATATGATGCGCGCCGGCTTCTTCAAAGAATACGAGATGAGCCCGGGCAGCACTGAAGAAATTTGCGACAGAATTATAGCGGACTTTCCTCGATACATCGGAAACATTGAAGTCACTGGGGACGCCTCTGGGAGGGGTAGGACCTCAATAACGATGGGTAATCTAAACCATTATCGGGTGATTAAAGAGAAGTTAAATGTTTCTGAGAATCAACTACTGGTGCCTAGTGCCAACCTCGCGCATAAGGATTCGAGGGTATTGTGTAACTCGGTGCTCCAGCACGCTGAATTCTTCATGACTGAGGCCTGCGAGCAGTCGATAGCTGACTGCTTCAACGCTCAGGTTGATGAATTCGGGGAACTGATCAAAACAAAGGATCTCGGCCGACATCATTTCGATAACACACGTTATGGGATACACGCGTGGTACGGCGATTTCATCAAGCACCCGGAAAGGTATCATTGAAAGAATGCGCACCCGGATACCATTCAACTACTGCTCAGAAGCATTGCGTTGTACTCTCCCCGGGTCTATTGTCTGATCCTCTTACGCACATTGAGGCAATCTATCTCATAAAATTCTCATTGATTAGATGAGAGCAGGCAAAACATACAGAGACATTACAGTCTTGCAATTTACTTCCGTAGTGTAGCAGCGACTCCAACGTACGCGGTATCCGGAGAACCTGCGGGTATGTTTATGGGTCGATTCGGAAACCTTTCGGCCGTCCTACTGCCCCGCCCTTCGCCAATAGTTGGTTATCGACAGATGACGCCCTTGGAGATCAAGCCAGAAACGTCGTTAAACCCTCCCAAAACGGATCGATATTCGCCTTTCATGAGATTCGATGGGCAAATATACACCCTTATTTTGAATTCTGGTATAAATTAGTTTGCTTTGGTTATGGCTAAGAAAAAAGGTAGGGGCCGACATGTCTATTTCAAAGATGCTACGCTTTGGAAGCGTCTGTCGGCTGCGGCTGAAGAAAAAGACTGGTCTGTGAACCGGATCATCGAAAACATGATGAATTCACTTTATCCTGCGAAATGACTAAGTCTCAATCCATCCTTTGCGAAAGCATGACTGCACTGGAATTCAATGGGCTAAAGATCCGTTGCTGGCGTGAGGAGGATATGAGCTATTTCAGGCCCGACGAAACCAAGATCGAGATCGATACGCTTATCAGGACCTTCAAAGCGGATATTACTCTGAAGGATATAGCACTCACACTGCTGAACTACATCGACAGAATGAACGCGGTGGAGGTAACCAATTCATTCGGAAATGGAATCGTCCTTTATTCATCGTGGCCATGAAATCACTCGCAATAAAGACCGACACAAAACAGCAACGCGACCTCGTGGTTGAGTTCTTTATGAGCAAGGGGTATTCACTCACCGAAAAGCTCAACGACGGCCTGGCGATCTTTGTGGTGCCGTCAGTGAAAGGATTGCTCGTCACATTCAATTCAATCGCCGATGACAACGCGAAAGAAGGCTATCCATTAATCGATTTCGAAACCTTTATGACTATTGCCGTATGATCATAAGCATCATAGGTTGTGCGGATAGCGCCAGTGATTGGCACAAAGTCAAATGCGATCGATCGATTGGAGTGAACGATTCTTGGAAGTTCAATTATCCTACTGACGACCTCCTGGTATGTAACTGGCCGGTCAAATTCCCGCAATACCGACTCGACATAATCAAGAACTCAAAGCCGAAACAGTTTTACTCCTCCATCGACCAGTGGAGCACGTATTTTCCGAACATGGTAAAGATCCGACTCACAAGCTGGGATGGGCATCTTTATAAGGATCGGCCCGACGTCTTCAGTCACTCGGATACATCTCCATTCATTGCCGTTTCTATGGCCTACAAGGCGGGCGCCCAGGACATTATCCTATGGGGCGTGGACATGATCGACCACAGCCTGATGAATCAGCAGAATCCGTACACAGCCATGGAGCTGCGTAAGTGGGGACAGCTCATCGACACGCTTGAACGAGAAGGCGTGAAAGTTTGGCTCGGTAAGTCTGGATCGGCTTTAAATTTACCGGTATGTACAGAGTAACCACGCCATTCACCGCCACCATTACGCCAGACCGCGGGGATCGTCCTCAGTTTATGGCCTTTTGTAACTCTCGTATCGACCTGATAAAATCATGGAGTAATAGCGTCATTTCAATAAAGATTGTGGATCCGCCAAAGTCCAACGCATTCGACTTAATAAGCAGGTTTAAAAAAGGAATTGAAATAGCTAAAGAGTGGGGCATAGATAAGGTAGTGATTGTGGAGTCAGACGATTTTTATCCTGTAGCTTATCTTGATCACGTCAACCTTGACGACTACGATTTCTACGGATGGTCCTCTACCTGGTATTACAACATCCGTCGCCGGCAGTATCAGCGGAACTACCACGAGGGTCATTCATCATTGTTTTGCACCGCCTTCAAAATATCAGCGCTGAAAGAATTCGTGTGGCCGCCGGATGACTACGTGTGGCTGGATATTGCGCTTTGGAAGTATGCCGCGGGTCGCCGGATGTTTCTGAATCCTGATGAGCCGCCGTGCATCGGAATAAAGCACAACGTAGGCAAGGTTGCAGGGAAAGCCCATAAGTTTGAACTGAAGCACTCTGACCCGGAGCTTTCCTGGCTCAAGTCTAAGGTAGATGCCCAGGCTTTCGAGTTTTATAGTAACTTAAAGTTTTGATTATGGAATGCTCCGATATACCTCCAATGAAAGACCCAATAATTTGCCGCGAGATGCGCCCAATGTCGCTGGATGAAAGGCGTCAGTTATTGGAGCGTCAGTCATGGATCAATAACGTAAAACGATGCCTCGGCATGACTGACGTGGAGGCACAAAAGGCATGGCTGAAAGTAAAAACCGAGAAATAATGACACCAATATTATCAATACTCATTCCGTGCACGCCAGACAGATTGCCTTTTTTACAACAACTCGGCAGGCAATTCCATGATCAATTAGGCCTCACCACAAAAATGGATCATAGCGATAATCCACTGTCGCGAGATACATACGGAGATGTTGAGGTAATTTATTTCGAGGATAATTATCAACACTCAATCGGGCATAAACGCAATATATTGTTGCAAGGTGCGCAAGGCGACTATATCGCGTTCATCGACTCCGATGACAGGATCGGCCCGAACTACTTCAAACACGCCTTTAAAGGAATTGAACAAGGCGTTGACGCGTGCGGCCTCACCGGCATCATCACCGAGGATGGGCAGAATCCTAAGAAGTTCATTCACTCGATGCGATACGATTCGTGGTTCGAGAAAGACGGCGTTTACTACCGCAACAACAATCATTTAAACGTCATACGCAGAGAGATTGCGCAGAAGATGAAATTCCCCGAAACGTCACAGGGCGAGGATCATGACTATAGCAAGAAACTCCTTGCATCGGGGTTAATCAAAACGGAATACTGGGACGAAAATGAGATTTTATATTACTACGACTTTAGAAGCAAAAAATAACTATGAAAGCCGTTTCATTTTCATTGTTTGGTTACGACCGAGATCGCCAGGATAACTGTTTCTCTCACGAGTCGTATGTCCGTGGCTTACATATTAATATTCGTCTCCATCGCCTTCTTTTCAACGGATGGGATATTGTTCTGAACATCGACGAGGCGAGTTACAACTCAAAATATCGGCCTATATACGACTGGCATCAGTCGAAAGGATTTCTGAAGATCAATCTTTTTCCGAACGGTGAGCCATTATGCAGGGCTATGCTTCAGCGGATGAAAACGGTATTCATGTTCACGCACCCAAATTGGACTTATTCCCACGTGATATGCCGCGATCTGGACTCAGTGCCCACTTATCGTGAACGCCAAATGGTCGAAGAGTGGATCGAAGAAGACAAGGCGCTGCATTGTATCACCGACAGCATCAGCCATACGATACCGATCATGGGCGGGATGATAGGATTCAGGCCAGGCTATGTAAATGACCTGATGAAGATCACGACTAATCCTCCTGAGGCTTTCGATAGACTACTCGCAATGGCGCCGGACATGGACTTCAAGCACAAAGGTTCTGATCAGGATTTCTTGAACCATGTCATGTATCCTAAGCTTTGCACGAATTCTACGGAGCATTTCATTAAAGGCCGGCCGCATGATCTTGTGGAAGGAAACGGCAGGCATTACCGAGTGCCTGAAAAATCAATCAGTGACAAAGTGAATCCGAAATTTGCGGAGACGAATCATATTTGTGGACACGTGGGGTCCAGCGGATACTATGAAGCTCAGACGATGAAATTCTTATATTGGGAGGACCCCTATAAAGCGGAATACGAGGAGATTGAGAATATGCCCGGATTTGAGCAGCTATACTATTGGTCCAAACGTGAAGATTTGAGATGATAAGCAAAAGAGAGTTAGTCTGTGTTGTTGAAGCTCTAGCAGCAGAGAAAAAGATTCAGCCACTACTCGATGCCGGCTGGCGGGTGAAGTCTGTCACGGCTCAAAATGTCTCAGCGACCACAGACTCGAGAGCATGGGCAAGAACTGACGGAGGACTTATAATTTTTGTTTTGGAATCATGAAAAAATACATAGTACTATCGGTTAATCAAAACGAGGATTACGTCTACTTCCTGCCGCTTACATGCTTTCTGTGGCGCAAGTTCGGATGGGAGCCGATTCTTTTATATATAGGTGGCCGTCCTGATTATATCGATTTAGCCATAAGTGAAGAGTGTCCCGTATACCTTGATCCAATTCCTGGAATACGAGATTCTACCATTGCTCAAGTTAGCAGGCTGTATGGCGCCAGATTTGCCGATAACGATGATGATATTGTAATGCTTGGGGACATTGATCTTTTACCACTCGGAGATCACTGGAATCCTGATCCGTCACATGTAACTGTATACAACCACGACCTTACGGGACACACGGAAATTCCGATGTGCTTTGTCGCTGCAACGGCCAATAAGTGGAGACAGATCATGAATCTTACCAATGTATTCGGCGACATTAACAGAGACTTGGCAAACTACGAAAATGCCAAATCGGACGATTTCTATAAGTTTTGGGGATGCGATCAGCAGATTTTAACCGACAGGTTAAAGAAATACAGCTACGAAAACATCAAGTTCATAGACCGAGGCCCATCGGATATACACGGGTATGCTCGTGGCAGGGTTGATCGGGCGCCAGGGGGTTGGCGCTTTGATCTTCCCGAGCTTATTGACGCGCACCTTGAGCAGCAGACGCATCACTCTACCGCCAAGATAGAAAGGCTAAACGCTTTGCTTCGACACGTCTGGCCGTCGGAAGACTGGTCTTGGTGGCATAAGTATACCGAAGAATTCAGGAAATTAACCGGTCACGCAGGATGAAAAAGAAAAGTATAACGGCATACGACTCATGGCAAGATCGATGTAAAAAACACGATAGAAATGTAGTAAAGAATATCATCTTTTTCGGTTCTTGGTTTGTAATCGGCTTAACGGCCATCATAGTCATAGGAAAAATATTATTCCGTTGTAATGGATAAGAGTGCTAAATTGATTATTCGTAAAATGATCACGGCCGAACCTAAATGTGATAAAATGATACATGCCTTTAATTTCACGTGTTGGCGCGACCTAGATCTGTCCTATATGATGGAGAAAACATTAAGGAAACACTGCTCTATGGATATCTATTTCCACAGAGTGAACACAGACCAAGATCACTCATACATTGGTTATTCCAATGGAGCTGGCTGGCCACAAGGAATGATGAAGATCGCCTACCTGAAAACCATGTCATTCGCTGACGATGATTGGATTCTGTCGGTTGATAGTGACGTCGTGTTTTGTAATAGTGATGTATTCAAAGCCCTCGATCCGGAATACGGGATAATCGGTGTGCTAGGGCAGCAGCCATGGGATACTTTCTATGGAAAATGGTCGCACATGAGCGGGTGCCTGATCTTCTTACGCGGCGACGTTGCCAGGCAGATGACGGTTTGGCAACAGAATACGTTTGACGCTATCCGTCAGAATCATTTCAAGGACTTTGCCATTACTGAGAATGAAGATGTGATGCTTAGCTATTTCGCACGGATGCAAGGGGCTGAACAAAAGGACATTTCTGAGTTTCACTCGAGCAACTTTGAAGAGAATCTGATCTATTGCGCAAAGTTATTTGCGCCATTCACTGATATGCATAGCTTTTACCATCTGAATTATAATCCTGAAACATTTCTCGGTGAACCAATGCACGGCGCAAAGTGGGAGATACCGCGAGTGCTTAAAGCGAAAGGTATCGAATTATGAGCAGAATTATACTAACCGAAGTTTGGTGCGTTGCCAATTCACAGGATCATGTTAATCTTGGTCTGCCTGAGGGAGACTCATGGATGCCTATGGCGATTGACCTAAAAAGCATAGTGGCGATTAAACTATCAGGAGAAACAGAATTCTTAGGCAACGATAAAGCAACGGTATACTTCAGCTATGGTTCTTCTTTGACTATTAATATAGCTTACGAAAAAGCCATCAAACTTTGGAAGGAGGCAATTTTATGACACGCGAACAATTTATTGGGAGTATATCACATTGGGACTCGCACCGGCCGCTGCTCTGGGAGGCACTGCAATCGACGCGGGGCCACGTGATAGAGTTTGGCATGGGCCATGGAAGCACGCAGCAGCTACATGATTATTGCCAGGATAGGAGCCGCCAGCTATTCAGCTACGAGAACAATAAAGAATGGCTTGATAAGTTCACGCACCTACGATCCGGTGGACACTACATAGAGTTTGTGGACGATTGGGATAATGCGCTGCAGAAACATCGCGAGATGGTCGGAGTCATGTTCGCAGACCACGCGCCTGGCGAGCGTCGAAAGTATGACATAGCTATGTTCTGTAATCTGGCGCAAGTCGTCGTAGCCCATGATACGGAGCCGGGTTCAGATCACGGATATCGCATGTCTCTGGCCGCGCCCCTCTTCAAATACCGGAAGGACTTCACAGATTACCCAGCTCACGCAACAGCATTTTCAAACTTCATCGATGTAACAAAATGGAGCCTATAATAAGCCTTATCCATCCATCCCGGGGCAGACCGGTAAAATCGTTCTGGAATAGCAAGAACTGGATATCCAAGTCTGGTATTCCTGCGGATAACATTGAACTGATTGTCTCAATGGATGACGATGATCCAGAAAAAGAAGCCTATATACGAGAGTATGCGCCATCACCCACATATAACGTGAAAGGCATCAGCAATCCAAATACTTGTGTCGTTGAGGCTGTTAATCGCGCGGCTGCTATCAGTTCCGGAAAAATTCTGGTTTATCTATCAGACGATTTCCAATGTCCGCAGAATTGGGCTCGGGATATTGTCGGCCTTACAAAAGACTTTCAGAGCAAATGGATACTCAAGGTCGACGACTGCCTACAGAAATTCTATGCCGAGGTGCTGACGATTCCGATCATGGACCGGGCCCTATACCAGGAACTCGGTTATTTCTTCCACCCGGCTTATAAAAGCATGTGGGTGGACGTGGATCTATACTTTACGTGTAAGAACATGCGCGTCATTGTTGAGGCTCCGCAGTTCAAGTTTCCGCACGAGCATTATTGCAATGGAAAGGCCAGGAAGGATGAAACCTACACACGTAGCGATCAACACATGGAAACCGGCCGGGCTATCTATAATGAACGTAAACTCCAAAACTTTCCAAGATGAAGACAGCCGCAATCTTTTGCATTTGGGGCGATGCTAACGACCTGATCAATCAGGCGATCGAAAATATCGTGCCCTGCGTAGATGGTGTCATAGTCGTTTATAGTAACATTTCCAATTTCGGCAACGAGTTACCTGTTAAGCTTGAGAAGCACGCTAAAACTGAAGTGTGGAACCTCGAGCCGGGCCGTAATATGCCGCCGCACAAGAACGAGACAGCAAAGCGCAACTATGGAATCAATATTGCCAGGAAGCAGGGCTACACCCATTTCATTGTCATGGATTTTGATGAGTTCTATCTCCAGGATGAATTCATGCAGGAAAAGGAGCGCATCGAACGCCACAATTTAACCGGCCTCGTCTGCCGGTTAAAGGTTCACTTTAAATCCCCTATTTTGTGCTGCGAGGACCATACGCTGATTCCTTTTATCCACAAGCTTGGCCCGGGCACCGCATCAGGCGATTTCCGGGATTATCCATTTGCTTATGATGCCCAGGGTCATGCGCACATCGACCCAACACGGCGCCTGAACTATACTTCGGGTATAGAGATGAGCGAAATTTATATGCACCATTATAGCTGGGTCCGATCAGATTTCGAAGTTAAGATCCAAAACAGCGCCGCTCGGGAAAATCTTCGCAAATCGACAATTTATCACGATCTTGCTGCCGCGGCCCCGGGAGTCTATAACGCATTTTACCGCCAAAACCTACAAGAATGTCCCAACTACTTCAATTTGCCTCTTTCCTGGTAATAGGCTGTCTGTGGTGCTTCGGCATCTATAAAATCATGGATGGGATGCTGGCCCGGGCCGCGGCGTGGATTCAGATGCGTCTTAGCGCCTACTGGTGTCTGCCGCTGTTTCTATGCCCGCCATGCATGGGCTCATTCCATGGCGTACTGGTGTTCTTCCTGATCGGGCCGGCCGTTACCGGATCGATACTGCAGCTAATCACTCTGGTTCCCTATTGCATCTGCCTTTGCGGCCTCAATTACATTGTCAATCAAATAATTCCGGAATGACCTGGTTTAAAAAGTCAACAGAACCCGCTTTCAATCTTCATCATCCGGACCTGCGTGAAAATGTGGAGGTCGCTTTCCGGGTCGTCGGCAAGACATATTACCGGTTCAAAGAAGAGGTCGAGATCCCATCTGGTCGATACACCTTTATCGATGCTTTTCTACGCGAACATGAGATGCGTATGAGCATTGACGTGCTGAAAGGATATATAAGCGCCATCCGTGACGAGATCAGTGGCCAGAAGGGCGAAGTAAACCTCCACAATGTGGCCGTGCTGCTTTATAAGATGGAGTCCCGGGCAAACCTGGCATTTACTCCTGATACCATCAAGCGCCTAGCATCTGTGATCTACTTCGACGACACAGAAAAGCTCAACACCTACGACCAGGAATATGGCAAGAAAAAGATTGAACTTTGGGACAGGGAAAAGGTGGATGATTTTTTTTTCGAGAAGCCAATCGGCGAATTACTTGGATTGCAGGGTATTTCTCGCGAGTCTTTGCAGAACTATTTGACCGAGGCGACCCAACTGCTCCAGGACCTAACCTCGAGTCCGCAGACCTCCTCCGGGCCGAGTTCTTGAAATCGAAATGGTTTGAGATGGAAAAAGTGGCGGATTACAAGGTCCATGAGCTGGCAGCGCTGGAAAAAATGCCAATCCACAATTATCTTTTGCATATCTTAGCCTTGAAAAAGCGTTCCGACGAAATGTCTCGCCCTGAGACTGAGGACGACTTCTAACGGCCATTGCGGCGACACATAATCCCCGATTTTATGCCGAATGGCCGAAAAAACGCAGCTAATCCGGATTAAATTCATTACCGACACATCCTCCCTGGATCAAGGCGCAGCTGCCGCCAAGCGGGCCCAAACGGCCACAGACCAACTCAGAAACAGTGCTGAAAAGATCGGGGGAGCGGCCGCCGCGTCGAATTCAAAATGGCAAAGCTCTATCGGATCAGTAAGGGTCGAGATGGAGCGCATGAAATCGCTCATTGAGGTTACCAGTAGGTCTGATGTCAAGCTGCTGAACGAGCGTATTGCCAAGTACAAGCAATTAAAAGCCGAGGTCGATTCGTTCAATAAGCATCTCCAGGAGACGAAGAAAGTCGCAGATTCAAACGCATCGTCTTTCGGGTCTCTATATGATGCCGTAAAACTAGTGTTTAGCGTCGCCGTGCTGCGCCAGGTGGTTAATACCGCCCTGGAGATGGCTACGCTCGCCGGTAATATCGAAGGCGTGTCCAGGGCCTTTAATCGTATCCCCAATGCCACGCTCTTGCTCGATAGCCTCAGAAAAGGAACTCACGGCACCGTAACCGATCTGCAGCTCATGCAAAAGGCGCTACAAGCCAATAATTTCAAGATCCCGCTACAGCAGCTCGGTACTCTGTTCGAATTTGCAGCCACCAAAGCCCAGCAGACGGGCCAGGAGGTCAATCACTTGGTCGATTATATAGTTTCCGGTATCGGCTACCGGTCTATAAAGCGCCTCGATGATCTTGGGTTTACGGCCAATCGGGTTAAAGCCGCGTTAGGAGGCATAAGCTTGCAGGCGGCCTCGACGGCGCAGGTAATGGACGCCATTACCAAACTCATGAATGAGGACCTCCAAAAAACCGGAGGATATGCAGAGACCGCCGCTACCAAAGTGGAGCAACTCGGCGTTGCCTGGCAGAAAATGAAGCAGCAATTTGCGACATCATCATCAAAAGATGGGGGATTCATTGATTTTCTAAATGATCTGGTGGAGGGGCTACGCCTCATGACTCCGTTCATCGGGCTCGGTAAAAAGGGATTTATCCTTGAAGGCATCAATGCCGAATCGGTAAAACTTGCCAGGGAGTTCATCGATTCGATTGGTAGCAAAGACGCAGCTGATAAGATTGAGTTAACTCAACAAAAGCTAAATAGCCTCCAGCAGGCAATAGGCCGATATAACGACATGATCCGCGATGCGAAGCGCGATGTCTCTGCAGGCGACGGATTTGGACTGCCTGGGTTTAACTCGAAAAACATTGAAGGCGCTAAGAGATGGAATGAGACCGTGCAGCAATATGGTAAACGTGCTCACGATGTATTCACCCAGGAAATAGAGGACGCGAAAAAACGCCTTACCTCACTTCAGGTCAATAAAAAGGTCCTTGAGGAGACCATCGTAGTTTTAAAACAATACTTTGCTGCGCTAAAAACTCCACCAGATGCAGCCGAAGATATTGGCTTGATCGAAGCCAAGCTCGAGCAGATCAAGGACGCGGGCGAACGGCTCAAAGATGCAAAAACAGTTGGCGAAATAGCTAAAATCAACAATGAATTATCTCGCCTTAATGCTGAACTGGCCGACCTTAAAGCGTTCGGCACGACTAAACAATTTCTTGAAGTCAATGGAAAAATCAAGCTAGTTCCAGTTGTTGACCCTAAAGGATTTCAGAATATCATTGAGCAGGAGCCTATTTTTAAAAAGGGCGTAACCATTCCGGTTAATCTCAGCTTTAGCCAGGGAACACGATCATCGGCAAACTCCGGTGCTGGAGGTGTACAGGGCTCTTTAACTGAGCAAATAGATAGGCAGCTCCAGGATGCTTTAAAAAATATCCCAGCCCCCAAGGTTCCAGTAGATATTACCCTCATGACTCCAATGGAGAAAATCGGTAATGAATTTGCGGAGAATTGGCGCGACGTTCTCTCGCAAGGATTAAGCGATACAGGTAATTTTCTCAATGCAGTTGTGCAGGCTGAAGCTGATGGGTATGATCAAAGAATAAATCAGTCCAGAGATTATTATGATAAACTTTTAACCCTCGCTGGAGATAATGAAAATCAGAAGGACAGAATTCGTCTTAAGGGCAAGAGAGAAGAGGATAAATTGCGTCGAGAAGCATTTGAAGCCGACAAGAGAGCCAAGCGGTCTCAGGCCTTAATAAACGGCGCTGTAGGTGTCACAAATGCATTTGCTACACTTCCATACCCGGCAGCTATTGTTGCCGCTGCGCTAATTGCAGCAAGTACCATTGCCCAGGTGGCCGCCATCAACAAAGAGAAACCGAGATTTGCCAGAGGAAAAGTAAATATCACCGGCCCTGGATCACATACCAGCGATTCTATCGATGCCAAAATATCCAAAGGGGAATCGGTAATTAACGCATCATCCACACAGCGATCTATGAAGCTACTGGAAGGCATAAACTCCGGCAAGATCGATGACCGGGTTCTTAATCGACTTCATATCACCAAAAACGGCGTGAAATTCACAGGCATGGACGATACGCGCATAGTCAATGCGATAAATAATCAAAAGCCGCCTGATTTTCGTCGAATAGGGAGCGTGATGCAGGAAGTCAAGACCGCCCAGGATGGATTTAGCACCCGAGTTCGTAGAAAATCAATGAGTTCATGACCGGCAATCCTGTTTTTCGATTCCAATTCATACATGCTACCGAGGGCACTTTCGAGATTACCGAGCCCATTGGGTGGATGGAGACCAAATTAGTACTTGAGCGGGACAGTCAGTTCCACTCGCTGATTGAAAGATTCGAAGGGGCGTTTTCGTTTTACGGCAGCAATGGACAGGTTAACGGCGGCATCGATATCATAAAATATATCGAAAATATCTATGGTGTTGATGCAGATCTAACCATTGACATAGACGTAAGCTTTAATGACGGAGAAAGTTTCGAGGACATTTTCACAGGACTTTATGATTTCTCTGAAAACGAGGAGAACAATCTGCGCCAGATTCGAAGCGCAATAATCAGAAATGATTTCTGGACAAAGTTCATTAATCGTCAGGATACGCCAGTAAATATTCAAAGTCCGACAGGATTAGATGGATCTCCAGTGGATGTGATCGATCCTATCTCTATGATTCTCACAGGTCAGATTATACCAAAAACAACTACATATACCGGAGCAATAGAAGCCGGAGATTTGGCCCCTCCTGAATTTGCAATGCCGTCGGGCACTTATATCGATGCCAGTGGGGCGCAGGAATCTTTTGAGACTTATACCCAAGCTAATATTGATTTAGATCAAGACGAAATAGACGACTCCCTCGATACAGTCATAGATTTTATAACCCCACCGACGGATATAAGTCCTCAAATTGAATTGCCAAGCGAGGGCGGACTAATGACTGTCAGCTATCAAGGCGCATCTGTTGCCGTCAGGCTTGATTCATCTCTTTTTATGGATTCAGTGGAGCCGGACCCTTCGAGTATCGATAACTTTTTCCTGTTAGCTCAAGTCTTTGTGCAAAAAAACTCAGAAACACCGATAATGCTATGTTCATCTGGAGATTCTGAAACCGGGCCACCCAATCCGTTTATATCTGGGGTCAGTGTTCCATTTATAAGAGGGTTTAATTTCAACCTCCCTCCAGGCAACACCCAATTTCAAACAGTGCCATCTGATACCGTCAGGATCTATATTAAATGGTCATTTTTTATAAACATAAATGTAGGTGCCGATACTGGTGTAGTTAAATATGGGAACAGAACATTAACACTGACATTATATAATCCAGTAGTAATATTTCAAATTCAGAGCACGTTTGCAAACAGTCCGGCAGAATGTTTTTTCGTTCACGACGTGATGCGTAGTGTGATTGATCGCATAACTGATCAAAACAATTCATTCGAATCCGATTATATAGGCAATCAACTCACTTCTCCATCCTATGATGAAGTTGGCTGCGGATCCCAATATGTTGCAACCCGAGGTCTACAGATTAGAAAATATCTTTTGTCTGATAAGCCTTTTGCAATTTCTTTCAAAGATACTTGGTCTGGACTCAATCCTATTTTCAACTATGGATTGGGTTATAAATCTTCTGCCGGAAAAGAGATTATTGAAATCGATCGGTGCGAGAATTTTTATGATCCTGCAATAAGCGTTTATTTCGATTACGTTCAAGACATTGTGCGTCGCTATGATAATGACTTTCTTTTTAAGAAAGTGGATATTGGGTATCAGAAGTGGCAAAGTGAAAATTTATCTGGCATCGACGACCCGCAGACCAAACACTCATACGGAACGCGGTTTAAAAAAGTTGGTAAGCCCATATCAATTATGAGTGATTGGATTGCTGCGTCACTGGCAATAGAGACCACGCGTAGAACCACTCAGAAGAAATCTCAAGATTATAAATTCGACGACGAAACATTTATCATCGCAGTTAGCGATCTGGAGACTACGCCTGCCCAGGTCCGACCAGAAACAAACGAGCATTACACATTCATTACAGGCCTATCAAACCCAGAAACCAGGTATAATTCAAGAATCACACCTACTCGCAATCTTATAAGATGGCTCAAATATCTAAATGGTGGCCTTCAAAGCTATGTAGGATCTGTCTATAAATTTCTATCCGGAGAGGGAAACTATGACATGGATTCTGATTTGGAAAATGGTGACTGTGATGATTTCTCGGAAGGGGTTTCGGAAAAGCAAGATATAATAGTAACATCCGAATTTATCCACTTACCTGATCTCTTTGAAATCACGATGCCTATGTATTGGGATGAATATAAGGCGATCAGGAATAGTCCGAAAAAATGTATTGGCATTAGCCAATCCGGGAGCGATCATGTGGCCTTTTGCATCAAAATCCTGGAATACGATATCTGTAAAAGTCGCGTGCGCATAGAGGCGTGGCCTAAGACTCCCTTTGAAATCACACAGACAGATTTTATGCCGACTCCTTTATCATGTGCGGCCGCTAATCCAGAGGAGTGCGGTTCGGATTCCAGAGAAACGGAAGGTGATGAGTTCAGGATTACAGAAGACGGCCAATGTCGCGAAATTGAATAGAATATGAAATATTTAACTATCTTAGCGGTGCTTACGCTTGCCTGTTCTGGCGAGGACATAACTCCAAGACAATGCCACTCGATGACGCTTTCGGATGCCAATCCGGTTCAATTCTGGCCAATAGACTGCGAAACATGGAATGAATCCAGGCCGAAAGGAGTTCATCACTATTGTTTTTGCCAGCCTTTTGAGTGTGATGATCACATACAGGTTCAATTTTCTGATGACCCGGGATCTTTTATGCTTAGGGTTTTTGATGAATCCGAAGCACAAATTGCAGAATTACCATTCGCATCAATTTCCGACGAGGACAGCGAAGGCGCGGATATTGTTTTTGATTTATCCTCGTTCACGAATGAGGATATACCTTTAATCCCTGGGGCTATAGCCTGGACACTTGGGAGCACTCCCTCAGTAACCCTTCCTACGCCCGCTCTGTCGAGCAAACGTCTTAAAAAGACGGTAGGCAGCCTTTTGCCGGCCGGGACTTATAAGGTCCGGTATAATGTATCGATGTCGCCGTCTATAGCGTCAGCAAATGCCATACTTGAGCCCTTAGTCTTTCTGGATGGATCAGACATAGGCATAGAAAGTGCGCCTATCTTAAATGGAAGTCATGATGTAATGGTGACTTTTCCAGATGACGTGAATTCTATAACCTTCACGTTTGTATCAGGGGATTCGGGAAGTGGAACTGTCAATGTTAATAGCCTGAAGTTTATCCCGATCGGGTTCCGTAAGATATATTCGACAGGCTTCATTCCGGAAGATGAAGGAATTTGTGATCAGAAAATCAGGCTTTCAATATACAGAACCGAAGGTAGATCGATAGAATTAAGTCCACTTTCAGCTTGGATAAACAAAAATACGGGCGGCACCGCATGGACTACTGGCGCAACGCCAAGCATAAATATACCAGGACTTGACATTACGGATGAGTTATCGACATCAGCCGTTGCGGCTGGATCAGGAGCGGGTAACTATTCTTTTGAATACGACATCTCAGCCACTGTAATCTCTGTCGGCATGTATATGTTCGTGAAATGTTATAAAGTTGGATCTACAATAGGGTCACATACCGAGTTTATTACATCCACAAGTCAATCCGGAACTATTTTAATAAACTGCTCTGATGAGCCCGACGAGGTAACGATAAAATTTTTCCATGACGGACCTGGGGCTACTGTAGTTACCGTCAATGATTTTGAGCCTTCTGCCGCAGTCGAGGTCTATAAATCCGATTGCCTGGATATTAAAGTATCTCATAACGAAAGCCTGCTTATAAACTACTCCAATCACAACAATTTTGCAGGCATAGAGTATCCAGACATTACCCCGGATCCTTCCTTTAACATTCGAATTCCGGCGATATTCTTCATTGACCGATATCCTCAAGAAGGAGAGGACTTCACGCTTTCAAATAATACCGTCCTGGCATTGAACTCCCAAGTAAAATTACAACGGCAACTATCCACCGATAGAATGCCAAAATACATGCACAAAAAAATGGTTCTGGTGCTACAGCATCAGTTTTTGTATATCGACGGAGAATATTGGATCAAAGGCCAGGAGGAGTACTCCAAGTCAGAAAAAAAGAATAAAAGAGACAGTTTCGACATGTATACTTGCTGGCTGACCAACAAGAATTTTGTCGTCAGGAATATTTTATAACGCCCGGCACACGGGGATAATAAAAATAGTTTTTCAACACTAAAACCATTTAAAAATGGCAAACTTATTTTGCGGAACCAATGTGCCGGACTTCGCGCAACTCGAATGCGGTACTGAACTTGGTGGATTCGTTGCAATGGCGCTTATCGATGCTGATGAGCATCCTACCCTAGAGCAGCTCAGGGAAAAATCATTCTGGCAGGCAAAATTGATTGCATCACCCCAGAAATACCGGGTAATTACCGATACGCGCGGCTCATGGCCTGGTGGAACTCCTACGGAGGAAGAAGGTTATGGAATAACCCCTACTATTCGTACTGGCGCAGATCACGAGGCAACGATTGAGGTTCGTGGCGTACTCAACAACAGAAACTTCTGGGCCGGCGTGAATCAGACTTCACAATGGAATATCGTGCTTGTCACCCGTGGCCTGGTTGCCTTCTATGCCGAAGGCGTGTCGATCTATTCATCGCCCACGGTGGATCAGTCGATCAAATCAAGCATCCGGTCTAAGGCCTCGCTGAAGTGGTCTGACGATCTGAGCAATCCCGAAGTATTCACCGCGCCCACAGGAATCTTTTTCTAAGAGGGCCATTTAAAGTCCTCTATGATCTACGGAACTGAAGAGTTTGATGAACTCCTAATCGAGATCCTCAAAAGAGGATACAGGCATCCTACGTATGACGAGACAGTCGAGCATGCGAAGGAAATGTCGTGGCATTTCTTTGGCGTAACGCCTGATGAACTTTTGAACCGAGCTCGGCCTAACGAAGACCCTGCTATCACGGCCTATCGCACCGATAACTATGAGCCTACCACCAAGGCTGAGGCGGATAAGGCCGTGACGGTCACCTCAAAGGTGTTCAATCCCAACCTATCATCAATCCGCTGGGAGACGGACACGAAGGACACTAAAGAAATCCGGGATTATACCCTGGAATATTACCCGGAATATAATTCCGTGGTAAACTTCACGAAAGATGTGCTCCTGCGTAAGATGCTGTCAGACCCTAACGGTCTGGTCGTAACGCGACCACTTCGTATGCCGACTGGTCAAAGCGACCGCCTGGAGCCGGTAATGGTAATCTTCGGTTCATCTGCTATCTACAACTTAGACCTTGATCATTACCTGATATGTATCAGCGAAGATGAGGATAAGCAGCGCAGCACGAATACAGGTGTTTTTGAGTATTACGATAAGTCGCAATACCTGAAGATCGAAGTTGAAGTAAAGACCAAGGGCGGCAAAGAGGAACTTACCATCACAGTGCTCGAGACTTATGTCTATCAGTTCGATTCTATACCAGCCTGGCGCCTGCGCGGCATGAGCGAGTCGAAAGATAACGGGGCAATCATTTACAAATCGTTCTTCTACTCAGCTGTTCCGTATTGGAACCTGGCGATCATCCACGAATCAGACCTTTTCGGGGCCTACATCCGCCACCTTTTTCCGCAACGCTATGAGCTCTCGGAGCAGTGTCAGTACAAAATGGAGTGGGATGGTATGATGTTCCCATGCCGCGGTGGCAAGATCCGCTATGGCTCTGCGGAAGACGATGGCGGCACCATGGCATGCCCGCATTGTGGCGGGAGCGGCTGGGAGCCCATAGGGCCGCTGGGGGTATACCGGTATGTCAAAGAGAAGCTCCAGGAGGCTGGTCCGCTCGGCGTTGACCCTGTGGGCTATATCACTGTCCCGGTGGACGCCACCAAGATGCTTGAGGAGCGCGTAGACAAGCTCAAGAAAAAGGGTATGTATGCGATCAATATGGATGTAGAGGACCAGGTGGGAGAAATCCAATCTGGTGTGGCCAAGCAAATTGACCGCAGCGCTCAATATGACATGCTCTACGACATCGGAACCACAGTTTTCGATGTACATCTGAACAACTACTACTACTATGCCGATCAGTTCATGTTCGGCGTGGAGAATCAGTCCACGGGTAAGAAATCGAAGACCCTGCCGCAGATCAATAAGCCCACACAGTTCGATATTCTGTCCAGCGCGGAGCTGGTGAATAATTATAAGGTCGCTAAGGACTCGGGCCTCGACCCCAACTTTCTTCAGATCAAACAGCAGGAAATCCTTTCGAAGGATCTTACCACGAATCCGGACCTGAAGCTGTTTTCGACCATGTTGCTGGATCTCGATCCTCTGCCCGGGATGGCCGATATGGTCGTGCGCAGCAATGTGATGGCGGGGTTCAATTCAAAAGACGATGCTATCATTCATTTCAACTTAAAGCAGTTCGTTGAGCGTGGCATGCGTGAGAATACCGGGTTTATCGGCCTCACCAAGGACAAAAAGCTCGAGATCCTTGGTAAATACGCAAAGGAGTTCTCCGCAGCGAATAAAATCACCTTAACCCTTCCAGACTATGGGCAAGCCAGTCCGCCGCAAGCGTAAGCCAGGGCCTACCAATCGGCGCAATAGGATTCAATACGGGCTCTATAGCAAGTTCTTCCAGCCTTGAGCCCTGGAACTATTGCCGACAAAATAGATGGCCTGATCGGGGCCTCAAACGACGCCTTTATCAAAGAAATCGGCGCCGTCGAGGAGGCGCTATATAAAAACCTGATCGTCATTCTAAAGGGCATAGAAACCGATAAGGAAGGGTATATTACGCAGTCTGCTGGCAATCGCCGGATACTTGGCGAAGCCATTAGCGCCATCGATGAATCCTTTGGCGACAGTTCAGCCTATCACCAAGCGGTCGCCGATCACATTCAGGTTATTCCGCAGATAGATAAACTGAACGAAGCCTATTTTGAGACAATTTCCCCAGGATTCAAACTGAATCGTGTTTTCATAAAGAATCTCCAAAAGAATATCATTTCCAATCTTGAGACTAATCTATTGAATGATGGGCTTCAGGTTTCGATTAAAAATCCATTGGTCGATATTTTGAATCGGAATGTCTCAGTCGGCGGTAGTTATTCTGGATTTTTACAGGAAATCCGTGGCTTTATCCTTGGTGAGCCGGATCGTGAGGCCAAGTTGCTGAAGTACTCCCGCACATACCTTACGGATACCCTTTTTCAATACGCCCGCGCCTATCAGGAGAGTGTGACCAATGACCTTGGCCTTGACTGGTATAATTACAATGGAGGGCTTATAAAGGATTCTCGTGAGTTCTGCCGGGACCGGGCCGGGGGTTATTTTCACCGAAAGGAAATTGAATCGTGGGCTTCGCTTGATTGGCAGGGTAAGAATCCAGCAACTACAAAAAGCTCTATTTTCGTGCTTGTCGCTGGATTTAATTGCCGGCATTCTTTAATCCCTGTTCACATATCAGTTGTTCCCAATATTGATATTCAGCGGGCGAAAGACTTTGGCTTTATGGAGTGAATCGCAGAGCAAAGGCTTTTGAGTTGGAGGGTCAGGTAAAGTAAGTCGCCCCCTTACCCCCAGCGGAGACGACTTGCTCTGACCGGTGTTCGCGTCACAAAAGGATTCTCGCAGTTTTTGGCTGATGTCGGGTAGTAAGTCAGGAAAGCCCATCTACATCATTTAACAGATTGCCCGGGGGCTTCACTCCGCACCGGGACTTCTTCTCCCTTGTCCACGGTAAACGTCTTCTTTGGGGCTGGCGTAGAAAGACAAAAACCAGTCTTTTCGGATTGCGCCCTCAAAAACTGGTTCTGTGTGACGTCGGAATGGCTAGCGCAATTAACTATTCCGGCGTGCTGTCAAGCAAATATAGCACAATTTGTAATTCCACAAACAATTCATACCTTAGTATCGACGTCTGAGCAATCAGAGATACCGAATTCAGGACTATCACTACGCTTTTAATGGCTCAAAATGTCCAGGTATTAGTCAAATCCAAGGATTCCAATTCTGAATCCACAATCACATACCGCGCATATCTTGAATTGCAGGGATCAGTTGATCTCGTTGGGCAGGTCGATGACGACGGCAATTTGATTCCAGGCGACCCAAACTTACAGCCCCGCCACAGAAAAGGGGCAAGCGAAAATGCCATTGTAAGTAACCCGATAATCCCCCTGGCTCCCGCCGCAGACGCAGCCCCTCAGCAACACGGAACGACCTCTATCCAAGAGTTCCACATGGAACATGCAGAGCAATCCGGAATTGCCGAATCAAATCAGCAAGAGACCGACGAACCGGAGGTTGAACTTGAAATTCAATCAGCACCGGGCGAACCGGTGAAAGAACGTAAAAAACCGGGCCCAAAGCCGAAAAATAAAGAAGTATGAAGGGAAAGGAATATTTTCAAAAGCTGATTGAACAAGGCAAACTCGAAAGCGAGGATGTGAAAAAATTCCTCGACACCGTTCCCGATTTCGAAATGCCCGACGTGGTTTTCGCTGAAATCGAGGGAAATTTCCTAACCAGGGACCGGGCATACGCCGATTCAAAGGTCCGCGCCAGACTCCGTACAGAGGTTTTCGACGCTTTTGAAAAGAATTTCGAAAAGATATATGCACTTATCGACGCGGACACGCTCATGGATATCAAGCAGGAACGCGATTCGTTCAAGAAGATCGACATGATGGTATCCGGACTGAACAAGTCCATCGACAGCGCAAAACACGGTAAGATTGATCAAACTGAAGCTCTAAAGGCCTTGGAAAAGACCCGGGATGAGCTGCTCGGCAAGATCAAAACAATCAACACCGAACGCGAGGAGGAAAAGACGAAGCTTATCGAAGACTTCGCAAAGAAAGAAGAGGAAAGCACAATTCAGCATTCATTGATCTCCGGTCTGAGCAAATTCGAGCTTGGGAAGGAGCACACTGCCCTAAAAGACTCTATTTTTTCGTTCATAATCACAGATCTGAAGGCCAATAACGCGCTCAAGATCGACAAAACCAACGGGCAAATAGGCGTTTTTAACGCCGATGGTTCGCCGAAATTTGAAGGTAACACCCAAGTTACCATTGACAAACTGCTGGAAGCCAAGATTTCCCCTTACGTGAAGCGTAATAACGGCGGTGAACCGCCCGTGCCGCCCACTCCGGGAAGTAAAGGTGATCCCCAGCGACGCACACCGCCTACTGATCCCAATGCCATGACGCTCGCACAGAGGCGCCAGGCGGCGTATCAGGAGTAAGTCCAATTTCGAAACCAAAACATTAACCAAATGCCCGCAACTTCATTCGATATGACGGCGGTGGGCGCCTGCGATGCAATTCGTCAGGAAGCTACCGCCCTTGCCGGTCAGAATGCGCCCTTTTTGATGGGTCGCGCTACCGGAGCCCTCGATTTCATCACCGATCCGCAAAACGTTCAAGGATTGTCTTCGGAAGTCGTTTCTTCCGCCGACGAGAAGGTAACAACCCTACGCATCCTGTACGATCAACGTACGCGGCCCTGCCAGGTGTCTACCGACCCGAACACCAACATTTGTACAGATACGCCGACCACAGTTGCCCGGAAGCAGGCTTTTGTCAACATCGACAAGAAACTCACTACCCCGCCCCGGTATTTCTCAAACGCCGATATGGTCGTTTTGTGTAAAGAGATGGGCGACGATAAGAAAGCCGGATTTATCCGCGAACGGCTTCAAAACGATCTACGGGCTGCCCGCGAACGTCTGGATGAAATCATTCTCGCCGAGCTGAGCGCCCGCCGCGGCAAGATATATTCCTGGGATGGAACGACCACGGCCGCCGGATCAAGCAAGAGTCTCCAGCTGCTTTCGATTACCGGAAGCCAGGATATTCCGCTGCCATCCAACTACGTCAATATGACGATGGACTATCAAAACATGCAGTTTGAAGGTGTTCCGGCCGTCATTGGACAGGGTTATTTCGATAAGTATATGAAGCTGCAGGAAATGGCCTGCTGCAATTCTACCACGCCTTTCGCGCAGGCTGTGGAAGCCGCCGGCATGGCTTATTACTTCGACCAAGCCGCCAACCAGATGTTGGGAAATAACCAGGTAGTCGTTATGCCTTACGGTATTATCCGCCTGCTGACGTTCAACAAGAACAACAACATCAATTTCAGCACGCCCCAGGAAGCGCACACCGTTATCACTGATCCGGTAAACCCGTTCATCAAATGGAACTTGGATTTCAAGTGGGATTGCGATACCGAGCGCTGGAAATACGAGTACTCGATTCACTGGACCCTGTTCAATGTGATTCAGAGCGATTCGTTCGGCGTGGATACCGGCACCCCGGATTGCGGCGATGAGTTGTTTGGAATTACTGGCGTAAGCGGATATCAAATCACAAGGTCTTAAGACTTTGGACTGCCAGGAAGACTATATCACCCTTTCGAAATCCGTTCGGCCATCGCGTAGTGGTTTATATGCGGACCTCCTGCCCGGCATCGACACTGAAATGATCGATTGCCTGGCTCGGGAGGTCACGGGAACCCATGACGATATATGGCCGACGATTTACGAAAGGGCCTGGTCTAACATGGTGAGTGATATATCCAAGAGTCTCCAGGCGAAGATGTTTGTGAACTACAAGCTTCTCTCTCGGGAGACTTCTGGGTATAAATCTGATGAAAATCAGAATCCAGGGATTGCCGGCGTGAAACTTGATTTCTTTTTGCCCAAATATGGCATCCTGCATGTAGTGAAGATTCAGGTGTTCTCGGAGATATCATATGGGTCGCCCGGAATCACCTTCAGGTTTTACGATACTGATCAAAATGGTGAACTGCTGTTCGAAAAAACGGATAGTGTCGCTGTAGGACGGTCGGACATTACCATAGATCAGGATTTCTCGGTGGATAGCTTGTTCATCTGTTACGAGACAGCTCAGGCAGATCTAAAACAAACGGAGAATCGGTTTTATCGTACGGGATATTTGAGTTTCGGAGAGATATTTTGCGATTTCTGTTTGTGGGGGGATCAATTCTATCGTGGCTCGGTGACACAGGTCAACGGTGGAGGCATCAATGCGTTTTACAACGTGCGATGCAGCACAGACAAATATGTATGTGAGAATATCAATCTCTATGCTAAGTCTCTGCTTTGGAAAATTGGCGAGGAGATCACCAATGAGCGGCGCATCGGTGAGCGATTAACAAAGTTCACGACGTTTACCATCGAGCGCGCTCAGGAGCTTTCCGATTACTATGGGGCTCAGTATTCTCAGGAATTGGAGAACTCTATAAAATCGCTGAACATCCAGGAAGACCCGGTATGTTTTCAATGCAAACAAACTGTATATGTCGCAACTTCATTACCTTGACCGCGGTTGTAACTGCGGCAGCAAAAAGAAAAAAAGACGTGGCTGATGAAATCACTGGACTTATAAATAGGGTAAATCGGGCAGTACTCGATGATCGCAATCTGCGTGTCGCATTAACTACAACATTGTCCGAACACAAGGCCAGAATATTCCAGCGCGGTAAGGCCGCAGATGACAGTCAGATCGGTACTTATTCAACGGTTCCGGCGTCAATATCAAAAAAAAATCAGGCTAAGAACACTGGTAAGACCTATTTCAAACGGGGTTATGCAGAGTACAAATCTGCGATCGGTAAAAATCCAGGTTATGTGATTCTTCGGGATAAGGATCAGATGATGTCGGATTATGGTTTACAGGGATCGGCCGGGGAATATGGTTTCGGATTCCAGAATCAATTCAATGCCGATAAATCAGGATGGAACGAGGACCATTTCGATAAAAGCATATTCGCTTTATCTGAAAAAGAAGGAGATATCGTCATAAACGTATTGAGTGACTTAACTTTCAAGGCAATATGACGGACATTGTTCAGGGTATAGACGCATGGATGACTGGGAAATATGGCAATACATATTCCCTTCTTTTGTATGGATTCTGTGAACTCGGTAAAAGAACGAACGCCGATTCAACACAACCATTGCCGATGACTATCACGGGCACGCATCGCCGTAAGCAGGTCGCATTGGACGATCGATTCCAAGTCGTCACATGGACCCGACTGCCCGGAACAATAACTTTCGGCGAAACCATTGATGAAAGTAACTGGGCGTTCGGCCTTGACGACGGCAATGTGTCGAGCGCTGGACTGCGCATGATCATTGCGCACAAAGTTGAGCTTGGCGAGAATCTCATTGTCGATATTGCGCGTGGACTTCCGTCACTGCTTTTAAATGACAATTACAAAATAATTTCTATCGATAAGGCGGCGACAACTATTGACGCAGATCACGAGACTATTTATAATACAGAACTCGGCGCTGGGCAATATGAAAAGCATAGAACCGCATGGAATATGTATGCTGTAAATTTCAACGTGCAGTATATACGATGCGGTGATTTCGATGAAAATTTCAGATTTACAGAAAACGGACTCTTTAGGGAGATAGAATAATGGGGGTAAAGATATCTTCACTTACTACGAAAACTCCGCTTGATGGGACCGAGCAGATTGAAATAAATGATGCCGGTACCACTAAAAAAACTACTGCTCAGGATATTGCTAATCTTGGTGGAGACGGCGGAGGAGGAACATGGGGGAGCATCACCGGAACTCTTTCCGATCAGACTGACTTGAACTCAGCTCTATCCGGGAAGCAGGCCGCCTTAGGCTTCACTCCGGAAAACGTCGCCAACAAGGCCACGGATTTCCTCACGATAGACAACACGAAGTACCCGACGACTCAGGCTGTCAACAACGAGATCATAGCCCGTCTGGCTGGCCTTGCTTGGAAAGCTCCGGTAACATGCGCCACAACTGCGAACATCACGCTTTCAGGTGAGCAGACCATCGACGGAGTATCCACAAGCTCCAGCAGAGTGCTCGTAAAGAATCAAAGCACAGCCAGCCAGAACGGTATATATGTTTCGGCCGCTGGCGCTTGGGCTCGATCTGCCGATGCAGACACGGGCACTGACCTTGAAGGCGCGACGGTTCCAGTTCAGCAAGGCACGAGCAATGCAAACACGTCATGGACTCAGACCGTCGATGGAATTACGCTTGGCAGCACGTCAATCGTGTGGGCACAGCTGGGGACAAGCGTTCCGGATGCAAACTCTACAACGAAAGGCATTGCGCGACTTTATTCGTCCATATCTCTTGGCACGAACACAGACGGCGCACCTGATCAAAACGCGGTTAAAGTATACGTTGACGCTGTGTCAACGACTGTTTCGGGCCTTGTCATTGACTCTATAGCTGATTCAGATACAACTCATGCTCCTTCAAGGAATTCAGTGTTCGACGCATTGGCGCTAAAAGCTCCACTGAATTCCCCGGCCCTTACAGGAACGCCGACCGCTCCTACGGCAACGCCAGGAGTCGGAGGAACGCAAATAGCAAATACAGCCTACGTTAATTCTCTCCCTGGCAATTTATTGTACCTATACACTAACTTTTTCTAAAAAATGGCATCAAATAGCGTTCAATTTACAGCGACTCCGCGTTTGGCAGTTGCTCAAGTAACCACAGCAAACCCCAACCGAGACGGTACAGGTACAATCGTGGATCTTATGACGGGAGTGTCAGCAGGAACCAGAATCAATAAAATTCGAATCAAGGCCGTGGGCACTACCACGTCAGGCATGGTTCGTATCTATGTTTTTGACGGCACGAATACCCGTCTGTATATTGAACAAACGGTTACCGCCATTACGCCTACAGCATCGGTTGCCACATTCGAAGCAGAGATATTATTTTCCGACGGCGATGCACCTATCCTTGCAAGCTCTTCGCAAAAACTACAGGCAAGTACTCATAACTCAGAAACATTCAACATAATTGTAGAAGGGGGGGATTATTAATGCGAGGGTTTAGAGGATTTCCTAATGGCATTGGCATGACGCCGCAGCACAAGGGATGGCCAAGTAGTAACTTCCGCAGGGGGTTTTATGGGTATCCCCGAAATCCTATTGTAGACGAAACCCGGGACGGTAAGCAGGCCTTTCTTATAATAGGGGATAGCATGACCGGCGACACCTCATCGTCCACCTCAGTAGGGCCCACAACGCCCGCAGGCACTACATATCTATGGAATGGCACCGGTCTTACCGAATTAACTACCGCAGACATGAATAAGGCGGGGCCTACAAATGGGACTCCTTGGAAAAAGTTTGCTTTGGATTATAATGCGGCTACAGGGAAAAAGTGCGTATTTGTTCACCGTGGATCTGCCGGATCATCTTATGCGTCTGACTCCGGTCCAAACAACTGGTCTACTACAGGGTCTCTTTATGTTCCTTCGGTCGCCGATGCAAAAAAATGCTTGTCATTTTTAGGCCTGAATCGATTCAAGGGAATATTTGTGATTCTAGGTGCAAATGATGGCATTGGATCGATAGCTCTCAATCTAGTAGAGGCCGCAATAGTAAGCCTTATTGATCGCCTGAACAGCGATTTCCATAGCGTTCCCATCTACGCCACAACTAGCGGAGGTCAAGCTGGCGGCGCAATGAACGATCGGTTTTACGATATAAAATACGCGCAGATACAGACTTCGATAAATAATGATAATGTTCACACGGGAATAAACCTTGCGCCGTTTTTTGATTGGGGACTGCTTGCCGCTGACCAGAGGCATCAGGCTCAGTCTGGAAATAACAAGATAGGAGAGATGTGGTGTCGATACATGCTTTCTAACGAACCCGATAAGGTAATTAGGCAGGTTCAGAATTCTTTTTTCAATGACTTGTCCGTAAACAATAAAAATGCCGTGAAGGATTTTGTTAACGGATGCATTGCTGACGGCAATTGGTCTTCATTAGATAGCTTCCAATGGTACTATCCTTCCGCTGTGGAGGATAAAGTAATCGATTGGACACTTTTAACCGGAGCAATTCGGCGCGGAAATGTAACTGGTGGTGGTTCTAACTTCTTAAAAACTGATGGAGTAGCGGGGACTGATATCGATACGAATTTTGCCGCAACGTTTGCCAGGCTGGCGACACAAAACGATATTATTTTAGGGGTACGAACCGGCGTGGTTACCACGGCTGTAGGTACTGGATTCCACCTTCATAGCTCTGGATCTAACAATATTTTGAGGTCGACAACATCAAACACGGTTATCTATCAGTTAAACAATTCGTCAAGCGACACCTGGACAGGGGGTGATACTCAGTTCCAAAACAATACAGATTACGCACGGGACAGGACATCGTCCACCGCGTTCCATCTTTTTAAAAATGGAACCCAGGTAGATACCGGGTCACAGGCCAGCAACACGCCAGATTTTCTAACATTAAGAATAGGATCTAACGCCAGCAACGCATTGCCAGGAGAGACAGAGGCGATTTATCATTTCTGTGCGAGGAGAAGCACATTTAATTATTCAGCCTTTCTTGCAAGGGAAGCAACCTTAAGAGCATCATGGGTATGAAAGAAAAGATTACGTTCTCTTGGTCTAACTACATGCGCCCTACTCCGAAGAATCTGGAGTATATCGCCGCGTCAGCCCGTAGGATTATCGCGGTGATCGCCGGAACGACCATTATTATGGACTCAAACCGGTGGGTGCCTTTCGGAATATTACTCGCTGGAGCCGTGCTGGATGAGCTGAAGAACTTCTTTGCCCATGTGGCCGAAGGTGATAGAGAGGTTGTGTCGGTGTCGTATCCGGAGGAAATGGCCGATCAAGTCAAGACTGAAACAAAAACAGAAAAAGCAGAATGAAAGAAAGCCAATTAGCCCAGGCACTGAATAACCCACAACAATCAATGCCACCGACAACCACGGCTGAAGAAGACGCTACCACCGCCGGACAACGATCAATCAACCGGGTGTGGGAATACACACAGGCTTGTGTTGCGGTAATGGTAACAGCTGCTTTTCTGTATTGTGAGATACGGAGAATCGACAGTCAGGCTATAAATATGGCGTTCGCGCTTGTGATCGGCTTCTATTTCAGCCGCACGAATCATCAAGCGATAGGCGGATCAGGAAAAAAACCAGAACAAAAATATCAAGGACGATGAAAATACTAATTGCATTACTGATTTCTATAAGCGCCTTCGGGCAGGACTTCGCATGGAATCACCCCAACCGCAAACACTATCAGGAGATTTTTAGCCAGGCTTCCATCGAGGCCCCCGCGTGCGCTTGCGACTTCACGATTCCATCATCAGCTTACTATGTGGACATTAACAAGAACACGAATGCGAATGCCTACGTGATCACGCCTAAGCCAGGGCAGACCGTATGCTTCTCTGCCGGTCTTCGTGCTGACCTGGAGATACATAATATCGTCGGCGCGGCCGGACAGCCTATAACTTTCCGTAGCTGCGGAGGGACGATATTCAAGGCCGATGTAAGTAAGCACATGCTGCCGTTTTCGAACTGCGCTTTTATAAAGGTGTGGGGCGATAGCGGCGACGGATACGGCGCAATAGAGATTACAGGCGGCGGACACGGTCTTTCTGTCCAGCAGCTGAGTACTGATTTCGATGTCCAATTCATCAACTTCCACGATCTCGGCTACCTAGCCTTTGAGGCTAAGACGGACCCGACATGCGACTCCCGGACGTGGCGCGGGAACTTCATCATGCGGAATATCATTTTCCGCAACAATACGATTAGGAATTGCCTGGATGGCGAAGGGGTCTATATCGGGCAGAGCCATTATAATGCCACTGGGGCTATCCAGGGCGGCGCATGTGCATCGGGCATCACCCAGGCTAAGGAGCATGAGGTTATCGGTGTAACGGTCGAGAACAATATCATAGACGGTACTGGCGCGGATGGCATTCAGGTAGGATCCTGTCCATCCGGGGCCATCATCCGTTACAATCAGGTTTCAAACACCGGACGAAAGAATGGCTGGGGTCAGAACGCCGGCATTATCACCAACCCGGGCACTACCGGAGAGGTGGCCTATAATACGATCTACGGCGGAACCGGATTCTCGATCCAGCTGCAGGGCCCCGGGGGAACCAATGTGCATCACAATCTTGTCGTGAATCCTGCCATGGGAGCTGTATTCGCCGCGGTATACCCTATTTCAGGGCTTACCGTGCCCGATTACCAGGTCTACAATAATACCCTTATAAACATAAAAGGATACGCGCTGCAGTACTATAGCGCCGTGACCTTCAAAAACAACCTCTATCAGCTGGCGACCGGCGCGGCGGCGTATAAAAACGATGGCGGCGCCGCTGGGAAGCTCACGGAATCGGGCAACAAGCAACTATCCGGAATTTCCGGACAGCTCGACGCCAATTACGTGCCCATGATAGCTTCTATTGTCCCCGCGGGTGTGGGCTATGCCGATTACAAGCCACCCGCGCCCATCGTGACCCGAGAGGCCGCCACGATCGAATGCATAACCACGAACGGCATATCGGAATGGTGGCTTACCACGAGCACCGGTAAACGAAAGAAAATTGAATGATCCTCATCCACATCTTAATCGCTGGTTGCGTCATCCTTCTAATCGGAATCGGTATAGGGATGGCGCTGCGGGTTAGGAGGATGGACCAGGAGAACAAGGAAATGGAAGCAATCTTAAAAAAATATGGCAAAGGAAAAACAGATAGCCCCGGCAGCGGAAACGCCGGAGACGGAGGAGGAGACATACCCCATCGTCTATAACCTGTGGATCACAATCGAGAACCAAGCGGGTGGGATCGTGAACGTGAAACAGACAGGACGGCCGCCGAATCCGCCGCCACCTCCCGGAGGTGGATAAAAAAGTGGATACTATCGGCGCTGGTTTTAAGCTACTTGGTTGAGCTGATCTTCACGGTTTTCGAATTCGATCGTGAGGTTAAAAAACCATGGTTCCCGTTCTTTAAAGGAATCGTATATGAGGACGGATCGGTTTGGAACGGGTGGGTGACCGACGCTAATTTTGTCTATGGCTTCATGGAGACAGCCGCCCGGGGGCTGATATTTTTATCGGCCTACTGGTCGGTGACTTACGGAGTCAAACTGAAAATGTACGCCGTGTGCGTGTGGCTGGAGATCATCGACATGTTTGACTATTGGTGGTTTTACAACGACCAATGGTTCAATACAGGGGTAGAATTCAACTACATTAAAATCGGAATCATATTTTATTGTGCATGGAAAGAGTATATAAGATTGCCCAGGCCAACGTAATTCCGATGCCGGATTCGGTATTCTGGTACACCATATCCATGGCGTTATTTATCTTCGCGGTGTGGGTCGCCAAGCGTCATATCGACAACAGCAAGGAGACGTTTTCGGAGCATAGCGACTTGATTCGTAAAATGAGCAACTGCATCATAGAGTTAACCACGATTACAAAGGTTCATGAAGTCCACATCCAGTCATTGATAAAAAAGGTCGATGACCAGGGCGGGGAAATTGAATCGTTGAGAGACTTCTACATCGTAACGTATAAGAAATGAACAAAATCGAAGAAATCGTAAGTAACGCGGTGTCATACATCGGCCAGCGCGAGAACGCAGCCCGCAATAATTCCGGGTTTTTGAATCCCGAGTTTGAGGCTGAAATGAAAGAGGAAGGCTGGCAGAAGTCCTGGGCGTGGTGCGCAGTGTTCGCTAAGGTGGTTTTTAAGAACGTCTATCCCGAACGCGCTGCAGAACTTGACAAGATTTTTTCCCCAAGCACCATACAAACCTTCCGAAACTTCAAAAATGCGGCTCACCAGATCAGTAATTCGCCTGCAGCTGGGGCCCTGGTGATCTGGCAAACGATGGACGAGGGGAAAGCGATGGCAACGGGTCACGCCGGTATTGTGGTCGCTGTGGCCAATCCATTGACGTTTACGACAGTGGAGGGGAACACCTCGGGTGAAGGTGTGCGTGAGGGATGGATCGTCGCCAAGAGGGATAGAAAGGTGATTCCGGACGTAAAGAACGGGCTTAAGATCATGGGATTCATCCACGTATAAAACCAAAGGCCCCCGCGTCCCGAGAGCCTTCGATAGCCTGATCTATATTGAAGTTGTTCCTTAAGAGCCTCAAAGATACTATTTTCCTTCAAAAGCAAAACGCCCGGGCTTAGGACCTGGGCGTTTCAATGCTTGCGCGCCTTCATTCGCGCTGTGCCCACGTTTCCCGGGCCTCGGAGAATTCACCGCAAATGTACAATTTAAATGCCTGAGCCGCAATTACACCCTCCAGGAGGATAAGTTACACAATAATAGCATTCTCTGAATTCGATACAGCTTGGCGGCTCGGGAGGCCTTCCGCATATTCTGTAGTATGCATCAGGGAAATCAGCTGACGGGCTCGCCATCCATGAAGTACAGTTACACGCAGGGTTATCGACGGATTGATTGACCATAGATTTGGTCAGGTCGTAAATCAGATCCGAAGGCAAATCTTCTATCTTGGTCGTGTTTTCGACAACGAATTTTGGCGCGTTCCTGTGTGCGGTGAGCATTATCGTGCCCGAAATCAAGCAGGCAGCGAGTAAAAGTATTCCGGTTATTCTCATTTTATTGGTCCAGTCTGGGTTTCCGCAGTTTATTCTTTATTCTCTCCCTCGGGAACACGCTTCCTAAATCGTCCGTTACCGTATCCTGCTTTCCAAAATCTCCAGCTGATCCGCAATTTTACTCAGAGTCTTCGCGCTGGGCTTCCACCCGGTCCGTTCTATCTCGCGTTTCGCCTCCTCCATCCGTTCGGGCGTGATGCGCTTCTTAAGGCGCGGCGGGACGAAGCCGAAAAGGCCGAATTGATGGTTGGTCATATTGCCATCTGTTTATGAGCCCATGATATCCTGCATTCCGAAATGTTAATGCTATGCGGATCTATGTCGATCCCTGTAAACTGCATATTCTCCAACATACAGGCCTTACCCGTTGACCCGCTTCCGCAGAATGGATCAAGAACGTGACCACCCGGACGCGTGACCAATCGCACCAAATAACGCATAAGCGCGGTCGGTTTAACCGTTGGGTGATTGTTTGGAGATGTCCGGTCGGTTTTGTCGGATTGAAATGAGCCTGGATTTTTTTCACCGCTGCTCCAGTTTAGTTTACCTGGGGCCATGTGCTCACACCCCTCATTCCGGTCCTTTCTGGAAGCCTTTGCGGAGTAGAAAAATCGAGCGGCTGACTTATCAAGATCCTCTCGGGGCTCAAATCGATCACGAGCGCCGTAATTCCCATAGCAATTTACGCTATTTCTTAGCCCGTTCTCTGGTCCGACCGGTGCGAGTTGGCCGGGTGATTCCGGGAACAATGACAAGACCTCATCAGATCCGTCGTGAATAAGGTTTGCCGGCCACCTGCCATTGCTTTCTCCTATCTTGCAGCCTTCTATATTCAGCGCCCCGGTTCCGTATATTGATAGGTTTTTCGGTATGGTTCCAATTAATGGCTTGCGCGCAACACATATCGGCTCATGCGCAGGTTTTAATCCTGATCCCCATCCCTTCCATTCCCCTTTTTGGTTAGATGATTTCGGAAAGCCGGATCCAAACACCCAAGAAATCTGGTCACGAATTTCAAAGCCAGCATCTTCGATATTACAGACTATGCGATGGTATGTCCTTGGCCCTCCAAAAGCAAGGAGGTATGCGCCGGGTTTCAATGCCCGGTATATCTCGAGGCACTGTGCCACTGAGGGAACTTTGTAATCCCAAGACTTGCCCATAAAGGATAGCCCGTAAGGAAAATCTGATACACAGGAATCGAAATAACCAGCAGGATATTGCAATAGCACGTCTTCCATTTTGCCATTATGTAATTCAAAAGTCATAGCGCCAAAATTACGACCCCGACCACGATAACCACCTCGACGATTCGCTCCTTTCGCCTCTGCCTGCGGAATTTCCGATCCTTCTCATTAAGCTTGCCCTGCATATCCCCCACTTGTCGCATTATCCCGTTCAGCGCCTCTTCGTCGGCCTTGATGACCTGGTTCGCGGTTTCGAGATCGACTTTATAAGACCCGATAATACGCGTGTAATTGCCCTCAGCACTATCCAGCCGTTCACCCGCCCGTGTAGCCATCCTTTGCTCGATCGGCAGCCGCAGGGCGTCTCCTGTAAGTTTCCGGCTATAATCCAGGGGAATGGTGTGCGTCGAGTCATTCGGGGGCGCGCCATAAAGTGAGAACTGCATTGAATCCAGCTCCGGAGCGGTTGCCCGGGAGGTCTTGATCTTCGCAATCTGGCGCAGGTAGCCTTTCTTTTCCTTGTCCCAGGCATTCGCGGCGCGGAGAGTCCAGGCAAGCGCGTCGCGGCGCAGTAGGGCATGAAGCTCGAAAAGGCTATCATTTACCTCATGAAGCGCCGCGTTTTCAGCTACGATCCTTTTCGACACGTGGTAATTCACGCTATCGGCGATGCCGAGCAGGGCTTCGGTTTCCCTCAGCTTCCTTTTCGAGTCCAGCGCGGAGAAGATCGCGACAGCGAGGAAACCGATCAGGACTACGATCACGATCAGCGGCCAGTTGTGGGAGCGGGTGGTGGTCATGATTGAAACTTTAAAGGTCTCGCTTGACGGCTCATTGTCTTAGGAAAAAGCAAATAGGCATCGTCAATCATCTCATCGGCGTCGGAGTACCCAATGCCGATTAAATTGCTATTGCTTTGGCCGCGATCATCAACAGACCGATCCCACCAACCAAGTATCTTTATGAGCCCAACCTTTGTGGTTGCAATTAAATGCAGTTGATAGATTCCGGTTACTTCGGGGCCGGCCGGCGCAAATCGCCCGTCAATGCTTCGCAGTAAGTTTTTGTTGATGCCATAGGCGTTGGCGACCCGGTCGTCGCTTTCGTGGCAGTCGTCACCGGAAAAAAGGTAATGGCCTTTCTCTCGATTCCCGCACCCGAAGTATAGTAGTCTCTTCATATTCCGTTATTTAATTCCCTTCAATATTTCGAGCACGCGAGTGCTGATGCTTTGTCCCAGGCCAATGCCGAGGCGCTTAGCGTTTGCTTCGTCCTGGCAATAGTCAAGAACCGGGCCCCAGACGATCAGCTCTTCTTGTTGCCATTGCTCCAGTTCCTTGATCCTTGCCTTTGCAACGTCCAGATGCTCTTTCAATAAGTCTCTCGGATCAGGCTCCGCGTTCTGCGGTACATATCCAGACCCTTCGCACTTACGGCAATCAACATCCGGGATTAATTCACCGCTTCCATGACAAGTCGGGCATTGGGTGTATCCTGCCGGAATTTGTTCTCCGGCGCTGTCTAACATAGCCGCGTTCTCCGCCTTCTTCAGGCGGGCGACGGTGCGGTAGTCCTCATCAGTGCTATCAAGGTCTTCAAATGATATATCTGACCAGCCTCCGTAATTCTTTACCTGATATATTATCTCCACCTCCCCGATCTCCACTTCGATGAAAATATCTTTCATTTGACATGCGAGTCCTGATTTATGATATGCCAAGGCTAATGCAGCATCCGTTAAGGGATGCGTTATATCAAACGGCACGCTATCGGCCTTAGCCTTTTCGAGGGCATCGTTATACGCTCCTTCAAAAAAATGAGATGAACCAGGAACGTATTCTGTAAACTGGTTCTTATCAGGCCAGCCATTCGGCGAATACCTCGGCGTGAGGTTGGAGTCGATATAGATTTTCATACCTTCTTTTGTTCGTTAAACCAGTCAATCAGATCAACAATTTGTTTATATGTATCTTCTATATTGGAAGATAATCGAACACGTCTATAATCCCATGCTCTCCAGCATGATGGATTATCAATATCACAATCTCTTTCATCTGGTAATGAATTAATTTTTTCACTAACCATTGTTTCACAACGGATAACCACAGGCATGAGCCAATCCCATGATTCGTTATACTTCCCTCCGCCTCCTGATAATCTGATGGCGCCTATTCCCTCGGGGTCGTCAGGATGCACCAAATAACCCTCCCATTCACCGCAACCATCGATGTATCCCATAAACCTGGCTATCTTCTCGTTCTTCTCTCGGGTCTCGTCTGGTTTCATGGTTTCTTTTTGTAATACATCGTCAAAGTTCTTGATCCTGATCCATTATAGGCGGAAACTTCAACACGCCCTATTTTATCCGGCGACGCACTGACCTTGTCTTTTACAATCCATGCGGCTACACGAGTTCTCCTATTCTCTCGAAGCTGTGTCTTAGCGGCACGTACAGCCGCCGGTTTAGTCTTATAGATAATGTCATCACTGGTCATCCCTTCACCTCGTTTTCGTACACACAGAGGCCCGCAGGTCTGCCGGTTATTGATAGTATTTCAGTTGTGACCACCCACACCCACGGGTTTAACTTGTGCGCGCCTTCTCCGTTGATCGAATCCCATAGAGAAAGATATGAGTCGACGCAGCTTGCGAAGTGTGGGAACCAATAGCTTTCATGCTCAGGATCATTTCGCCACATGTAATTCGTGAAGTCAGCGACCAACTCACCACCCTCGAACATTTCGGCATCAACGTTATCATATTCAATTCCTTCCGCGATGGCATCGCCAGGACTAATGTCTTGCAGTCGCTCTACACGCACCTCAGTTACGCGCTCCCAGATACGAGCGGCAACCTTCGGCATGTGGATTGATGGTTTCCATTTTGCGTTTAAAGTAGGATCATCAGCCTTGAAATAATAAGCGGCCGTCTCACCATCAGGCGCTATAGATTTACGCCATGATTCCCGTGCCCAAATTATGTCTCCGACTCTTACTTTAGGAGATATGTGAACGGTAGAGTAATCGTCCACATCGGTTTGTAAATCAAAGACCCACATATCACCGTTGAACCCACGAAGTTGGGATAGAGGCCAATCGGCTATATGCCTATCTAAATGCAAGTAGTTGACATCCTTGACCAATCGCCTGGTCTGCGTCTTAGTACCGGCAAGCTTCGCCTGAATCATTGGCGTCGAATATAGCATCGGAATTTCTTTCATGCCTTAATCTTTATAAACCGCTTCCCCTCGACCGTCACGACCTCGGCGTCGTACATCTTGAATCTGGCCCGGAGGTGTTTCAGGTTATGCCACCGGTAAATCGTGTCCCTGGCTACCCCGATTTTCTTCGCAAACTCTGCGAACGTGAATTCCGTCTTCTTTTCTTTCATGACTTAAATATAAGACAAAAGTATTAGGATGCAAATCGCTACAGCATATTTCTTATGTAAATCAGCTCCGCCCTTTCTATACTAGCGGCTCTCAGCTTCTCGTTGACTCCCTGGTATTCTGTGAGCGACTCCGGCGTCATTTGTTGACGTCTGAATCCACGGGCCAAGGCTCTGAGTTTATCCTCAAGCCTGTGAACTCGATCATGCAGCACATTAATCTGATCCTGAATATTGGGCCTTGATCCAACGTCTGGCTTACCGGTGTTCCTATTTTGTTCCAGGAATTGCGAATTAGTTCGGCTCATCTTCCTTTCCGTTTACGTTTCTTTTTCGGGGCGGTGTTTACATGGTTCCTTCGCTGACTACCGCTATTGACGCAAACCCACGCTCGAGTTCACTAATCACATAACGGAGATGCTCGGCGCTATTCCAATATCCTTCTCGATCTGCTTTGTGGATATTGGCCACAAGGCCCTGAATGAAGCATTGAGACAGTGGCTTTATTGCCTCCTTTGTTGGCAGCCCTTTATCCAGATATACTATGCGTCGATGTTGTAGAGCCTTTTGAGTGATCGTATGTCACCTTGCTGATTCCTGTAAAATAGTATCTCATTTTCTGCGGGATTTTTCGGTTAAACTATTTCTCGTAAAAATTAACGGATGGTGCGCCCAGTGGATCACCATAAGGTAAGAAGTCAAACCCGGTCCTATCCAACCGGAACCGTATGCGGACCGGCTTATCAAAAGGCGTGGGCTCTCCTCCGAATTCCTGGTTACGAATCTTTCGAACGTGTATCTCGGAGATATACTTTTCCCCTTCGATATTAGAGCTTATCTGCCGATGAATCACGATTGAATCGTCTGCTTTGTTCGGGAACTTTCCTCCGCCCTCCACGTCAGAATCCAGCGGCGCGGGCCGGTGACCGTTTGCGTCTGGCTTCACGCGCTGCGCTTCCGTGACCGTGTGACAGTTCAGGAAGATGCTTTTGTTCGTTGCAGTCGTAAAGATCCGCATTTCCTCAGCCGCCTGGTAGTGGTAATCGTGCGTGTTCAGTCTCGCCGTGTTGTCGATCCGCAGCGAGTTGTAAGGATCAATCAGGAAGAAATCGAAATCAAATCCGGCATCCAGCAAGTAGGTGGCCTGATTCAACATCTCCTTGTAGCTGAAATGGCGTTCGTGCTTTATGTATCGCACGGTATCCCGGCACGCTGCAAGGCCCTCAGGCGTGGCTTTCTCGGTACCGGTATAAAACCTGGTGTACTGCTTGTGAAGCGTGCTTATGCGGTTCTCGGCCGAATAAATCAGTAGCTTTTTACCCTGGCGCGTGATCTTCGCCAGAAGCCAAAGCAGTGTGGTGGTCTTCCCGACATTCGTATGCCCCACGATTACCGTAAGCTGCCCGAGCTTGGCCGGGGCGAAGCTATCCAGCATGAAGCCGTATGGTACGACCTCCATCGTCTCCCCGTGCAGGATCTTGCGCTCGTATTGCGCTGGGTCTGCAATGTACTCCAGGCCGGGGTCGGCCGGGGAGTTAAGGATTTCCCTGATTCTGTTGGCTGTTATTTCGCTCATATTCGGCTATTTTGGCTTTATACATTTTTTCCCGATCCTTCTGAATTGCCATTATCGACCTCGATTCCTCGATCTGGATCAGGATCGTGTCGCCCTGGTCTTTGAGCTTATCCCTCAGAATGGCCCCCTCGATCAAATGCGTAGCGTCTGCCATGACTTCGGTCAAAAAGCCGTGCATGTACCGCAAAAGACTGATCATGTCTTCATTGGCCGTTGCTGTGGCTGTAACGAACTCCTCGATATAGGCCTTCTGTTCGAACTCCTGCGCCGTTTTAGGCTTCTGTTTCGCCAGATGCTTCGCCAGCAGCTCGCATTTCCGCATACTGATCTTGCAGTCTATGTCGATTTTCGAGGCCTTGTCGTGGAAAACACGCGGTAATTCTACGTATTTCAGCCGCTTGTCCTTATCCCGATCCCTGTCTTCGTCTTGCATGATTTTCAAGTATGTTTTTCGAAAGTGATCTTAGCTTATTTGTGTCCTGTTTGTTTACCCATCGCTTCCAATGCAGCCGAATATCGTCGGAATCCTGTCGTTGAATGTCCACCTGAGTTTCAAGGAAATGGTGCAAAATTGCCCTCACGTCAGAATCAGTGACGCCAGGCCACCCGTTATTGGATAGTATTGTTTTTGCCGGTTCGGTATCGTGATAGTTCCCGGACATCAGCATATATGCATTTGCGATTGAAGAGAAGTTAGACTCATTAATATTATTAATACCATCTATATTTTCATTCTCCATATGGGTACCCATATGGTTAGCACTAGCTTTACCACTAGGTAAACCATTAGGTTTAGCACTAGCTTTTGGTCGTCCTCCCTTTAAGCCATTATTTCTGCGAGATTCGGTGAATTCGGCCCTTTTTTGAATTTCAGCCTCAAGTCTTTCATTATACCACAGTCCATTCCCATCGACTTTAAATTTATCGCGAAGCATATCCGACACGGAACCTACGAGAAACCTAATGGTTTCTTCTTTAAGTCGACCCTGCTGATGCATAATGCATAGTATTGTGATGTATTTACCACGATCTTCAAACGGCATTGTTGAGGTGCCTGTATGAAAATCCTGGCTGTAGAACAGGAAGGCGGGATCTTTAGCCAATGTATTTGCGTTTATCGTCGTAAATACTACTATTGTAGTAGGCATTAACATCATCTGCATCTTTAAATAGATCACCACATACATCGCAAGCAATGTAATTTCTATGGGTATAATCACCCTTTTGCTTGCGATAATTAAGAATCGATGCAAGATCAATTAGATCGAATTCCGTGAAGTTTAAATCCAATAATGCCCTCTGCCACTTTATTTCCGCGCACGCCTTGTGGCAATTTTCGCAATACGTCACCAATGCTGAGTCGGGGTATTCCCATGGATCTAACCCCTTTTCATAAAAGAGATGATGCACGTGAAGCGTATTTTTGTCATCCCCACAATGACGACATCTCCAAGCATCAAGCTCAAGGATTTGAAGGCGTTTCTTTTGCCACCTGGGGTCTTTCAATAAGTCAGCGTAAGCCATATAAAACAAAATCCCTCACGAGTTTGGCCTGGACAGAGACCTCCCCCGTGAGGGAATTTTAAATTTCTTCTCCTCGTCTGTCCACGAGCATCGATCCTATCGACATTTCAAATATACCGAATCGCCCGGGATTTCGCAAACACGTTCGCAAATTGACAGGCTATTGTCATTTTGCGTCTGTGGCAGGCTGCTCTTGTGGATAAGCTTCAGGGTACCTCCTGCGCCATTCCTCCTCGATTAGGCGCTGGTCTGAGGTCTTGACCATCGATGCCACACCGGGCGGCAGCTTCAGCCTGAAAGGCTTTCCTTCGGCCTTCTGCTTGGCCATTTGCTTCTCCGGATAGTCCGCGAGAATCCAGCGCTTCGACCCTGGGCGCAGTAGATAATTGTTCTCGATGTCGTCGCAGGCCCATGGCAAATCAGGGAGATTCCCGAATTTGGTAATCATGTCGATCTCCATAACCTGCGGGTACTTGTCGTCGATCTTTCCTTTGGCATTTCTGGTGACCCCTGTAAGCGTGGGGCCCTGCTTGGTTTCTGTATGCTCAATGCCTTTCGACTTGGCGTAAGCGGCACACATTTTTGCGCGTGCGTCCTCGACCTTGATATCAAGCACGAAGGCGAGTTGTGTTTTGTTGATGAATTTCATTGTAGCGCGTTTTTTATCCTGTCAATAAAATCTTCAGCCTCCGCCTGCATCGTATCGAGGCTCCCTTCTTCGAGGCTGAACTTGTCACAGAGAGAAATCGCATCGTTTATTTTATCGACAAGATCATCTTTGCGACTGGTCATTTTATCAAGCGCCTCATTGGCGTCATCGAGATCAGCCTCAAAAGTTTCAATGCTGAATTGTTGATCGATGAGGTGATTCCAGTTTTCGCGCCTGATCTGCTCTGCCATGCCTCCTAAAACTTCCGCAAACTCAACCTCGGGCAGGCGGTTGATAAGGGTTAAAATTGCTTCTGTATTTGTCATAGATCCCCCATTTTTCTGTGAAAATTCTTATTCGCCTGGCTGTCTGCCGGCTGCTTTTTCTGATAGCGTTCGCGCTTCTTTACGCGCTCTGCGTCGAGCTTCTTTTGATCCTCAAAAGGATCGAGAAACGGATTGTGTCGGTCTCTGCGGCGTGTCATATCGTGGAAGGTTCGGGTACGGATTCAAGTTCTAGGCGTATAACCTCATCGGAAACGAGGGGCTCGAAATATTTGTGATGGAATTCAGCATGTTCGGGGTAGTATTCGCAAATTCTAATATGAGTTTGAGTCCAACCATACCCATACACCGTAACAATTTCATTGAATCTTGGGCATCTGGGCACGCCTGGTCCTGAGTGCGGAACCCAAGGCGCATTGGGCCTCACGCAAACTACTTGTTGTCCAGGTTTGAATCTCATGATCTCCAGGTTAAGGCGAGGTAAAGTGTTATTGCCGCGATTGTGATTAATGTCGCCCACACGATTCCTTTAACCGTGCTGCCCTCGGGTTCCTCCATCTCCACCGCGACAAAATATTCCTCCATCTCTTTATCGTCGAAATCAGTGCCCAGGTCGTAGTCATCCACCATCCTGGTGAACTCGTCATCAGACATTACAATATCCTCCAGGTAGTATTCGCCGACTATATAGCCCGGGAATGGCTTAATGCATCTGAATTTTTTCATGGTATCTTTTCTTTTTAAAACCGCGCCAGCTTGCGCATCCTGGCGAAACCTGAATCTTATTGCCCTTGTCAAAATATGCCAGGGCTTTATCACCGGCGCGGTATGTCTTTAAACAAATCCTTTTACATATTCCAACACGGCCGCATAGATGGTTTGCAGCAATCCACCGTGATCTTCAATCTTATACATTATCAAATCCTTATCCCGGCGATGCAAAAACACGCAGGTTCTATCCACGCTTATGGTGGTATACCCATCTTCCGATGAATTAATCTTTTCCATTACTGGCATGAGCTGCTCCCATGATGTGGCATATTGTGCCTGCGCAATTTCATATTGCGTCATTTCGTTGTCGCTCATGGCTTCATCAGACTTATGATTGCGACTATCAGAGCGGTGCACAGGAACACGATCACAGGTCCGGAGAATAGGCCGATCAGACCAGCAACGAGCGTTCCGTTCATCGTAATGTACACCCTGTCGGGAATTCCGACGAACCAGGCGTAAGACCTGTGCGCCCGCCGGTATAGCTTGTGAGCGAAGGCGTGCCGCTTGGGAAGGGCGAAGGAATATAGAAGCATTGTTTTCATGATAGAAGGTGTTTGTGTTGATGGATGTTCCCGATTACCTCAACCGCCGGGTAATCACCATAGTTGCCGCCCGATTTAAATCGTAGGCTATAGACCGAGGTTATTTGCTGGTCGTTAAGGTTCTTGACTCCTTTGATTGAGAAACCTGTATCTATCCATTCTACTACACCGATCACATGTGGTTCGTTGGGGTCGTGGTAGTAATGGATTCTACAAATATCACCTTCGTATATAGGTGCGTTGTTTTTGTCTTTCACGCCGGTCGCCTGCATGAGAATGAATTCCGAGGTCGAATAGAATTGCTGGACTCCATTTACATGGCACTCAGCCTGTATACTGGACCACATATTTTCATCGTAATCGGTTCTATTACTACCATTCAGGTTAACAACCATGCCCATTGCTTCAATAGCCGGTAGCCATGCGCGGAATCGAATCTCTCTTTTGATCATCTTAATTCAAGTTTTGATTAAAACGACTTCTTCGACCACCGGGCTTTCC